CGTGCCGGTTATTGCAGGCAGGTCCACCGTGCCGCCGGACAGCGTGACCCCGGTCACGTTGGTGACGGACGTGCTGGCGGCATAGGCGATCTGGATCAGCCGCGAATAGCTGGCCGCCGCGCCGATGGCGAGACCGTTGAAATACGTCGCGATATTGGTGCTGATCGTGCTTTCCACCGTGGACAGGTCGCCGGTGCTGTCTACTGTCACGGTCATGGTCACGGGCGGCCGCACGACCGTGGGGCGCACGACCTGAATGGACACGGCAGCCGGGCGCACATCGTCCACGGCGGTATAGACTTCATCAATCACGCTGTCGGCCACATCGCCCGATCCATCATCGACATAGACCACCACGTTACCGGCCAGTGTGGCACCTGACGTGTCCACGTTCTCCACCACCTGATAGATCAGGTCGGCGGAAACATCCGTCACCGCGTTCTCGATCGCCGCCACCGTCGCCTTGGACCGGCTGTTGATATAGGCCACGAAGCGCGTGCGCAGGGCCGCATCCGTCTCGCCATCGCTGCCATTGGTCAGGGCTGCGGCATTCGTGACCGTATCAATGCCCGAAACCGCCGTGCCCAGCAGGCAGATGGCACCTGCCGCGACATTGCCGGTCGCGCCTGTCGTCTCGCACTGGACTGGCACGGTGATGGACGCCGTGCCCGCTGGCCGGACATAGGCGCTGTCGGCTGCCGACCAGGCGGCATTCGTGCTGTCTTCCACCACGTCATAAATCAGGTTCGACGCCGTCTTGACCGTGGTGCCCACCGCAATGGTGGCCGACTGGCTGGATGGCGTGAACGATGTCAGGGTGACGGTGCCGGTCGCCGCTGTCCCCGATTCGCGCGACAGGCCGAAATCCTCCACGAAACTGTCAACATCCGACCCGATGGAGGTGGCAAGCCGCGTGCGGGACAGGATCTGCAGCGCAATGAACTGGAACCACAGCCCCAGCCCGGCCACCGCCTCGAGCATGGCGCGGCCGGGGGAGCCGACATCAAGATCCAGCAGCGAAGGGCACGCGCCCTGTGCTGCTGCCACCATGTTGCCCAGTGTGGTCTTGAAGGATTGGAAGGTGATGGCCAAAACGGCCTCCCGTAAAAGGCTTATTTAATCGTCCGCTAAAAGTGTGTATTGATACACATTTATCATTGACGGCGCACATGGTTAGTGTGTATATAATACACATGGACAGCAGAGACGTGATACGAAAGATCGAGGCCGCTGGATGGTTCCACCGCAGGACAACAGGCAGTCACCATCACTACCGGCACCCAGAGCGGCCCGGAACGGTGACGGTCCCACACCCCAAGAGAGACCTTCCAAAAGGTACTCTCCGCAGCATAGAAAAACAGTCAGGAGTTTCCCTAAAATGACCAATTATATCGGACTGATCCGCAAAGACCCCGAAAGTGATTTCGGGGTTGAATTCCCTGACTTCCCCGGCTGCGTTTCGGCCGGGTCCACGCTGGATGAGGCACGGGCGATGGCAAAGGAAGCCCTGCAGGGCCACATCGCGTGTATGCGTGATGATGGGGAACCGTTGCCAGTGCCGTCCACGCTGGAAGCTGTCATGAGCGATCCTGAGAACCGTGATGCGGTGGCGTTTCTGGTCGATGCGCCAGAGATCGACCGGGTTGTGCGCGTCAACGTGACGTTGGAGGAATCCCTGCTTCAGGCCATTGCAAGCCGTACATCCAATCGATCACGGTTTTTGTCGGATGCGGCGCGGGAAAAACTGTCGCGGGAAGATGCGTAGGCCTTCGGTCAGGTATTCAATGTCAGTTCCTGCACCGTCCCGGTCGTGGCGTCGGTATAGGATATGGCCAGAAGATAGGCCCCGATTTTCGGGTTCGTGATGGTTACGGTGATGGGCTGGGTCTGGTCCACTCCCGCCTCATCCTGCATCTGCTCAAGCACGAGGCTGCGGATGCCAGCTTCGTCCATGACCGCACCGACGCGGGCGGGCAGACCCGCGCCATAATCGGGCTGCCAGATATAAGCCCCGGCATTGGTGCATAGCCTGCGCAGCAGCGCCTGCCGGGTCTGCTCTGCCCCCGCAACTACGGCAACGCCGCCAGTGCCAGACAGATCGAGGTCGCCACCGACAGTGTGTGACATGGCGCTCATGATGGCGCGCCCGTGGTGCCAGGTGCATCGGTGACCGGATGGACGTGGGTGTGGCCGGATGTGCCGTCTGCAATCACGTCCGTCTGTCCTGTCACGGTGCCCTGTGCGGTCATGTCCTTATCTGTCGTTATGGAGCCGCCGGTGATGGCCAGACCGTTGGCATCGAGCGTCATGCTGACTGATCCAACCTTCCACGCCTTGCTGCCGTTGGTCAGGGTTTCCGTGGCGTTCCCTGCCCCGCTATAAATCGTGTCTTTGGTTATGTGCCACCATGGGGCGTTCTGGATTGCGCTTCCCGGTGATGTTCCGCCGTCCGCCGGGGGCGCGCCGCATCCGGCCGCGATCAGCAGTTCCCCCGGCTGCGCGGGCTTGCCCGTGGCGGGAGACGTGGGAGGCATCACCACCGCGTCATAGACTGGTACGGCGGCCACGCCATGTTCCGCGTCCGCCTCTACATGCACGACCAGCACATGAGTGCCGATATCTGCCGGGCAGGCAATGCGCAGGCTGCCGACCTGCATGGCTGCCAGAGGAAGCCAGCCACTTTCTATATTGGAGGGCTGGGTCATGACCTTTACGGCGTGGTTTACGGGGTCCACCGCGCTGACGATGCCAAACTCCGGCTGCGCCTGCGCGTTCGCGATGTTTGACCCCACCATGCGCATATCAGCCATTATCTTCGTCCTTTGTCACGTCCCGTGTGCGTAGGGTGATCTGCTGGGAGAAGCCGCCAGACCATGAAAAACGGCTGTTGACGGCATCAACATCCAGCGTGCCGTCCCATGTCGTGCCCGTGCCGGTGATCTGCATGAACTGGCGCGGGGCCAGCGTGATCCGGCCCGGTATCTGTCCGCTGATGACGCGTTCATGCGCCACGATTTCGTTATACTTCTGCTGGGCATACTGCTGGACCAGATCAAGGCGCGCGCCGGGCAGCGTGAAGCTGTGCAGATTGCCGGTGCTCTCGGCCTTTTTGGTCGAACCACCCTCGACGGACCAGTAATATTCCACCCGGTTCCGCTGCCTGCTGTCCCACGATGTGACGTGGACCACGACACCCTTGGCAATCTGGTAGTCACGGGTAAACCGCAGTCCGGACGCCCCCATCTGGATCGGATTGAGGGGGCCGGTATCGCTGTAATCCAGCGTCTGGGTGTTGGCTTTCGTAGCGGTCGGATACGGCGCGCAAACGATCGTCTTCCCTTCCGCATACAGGTCACACCCGGTCATGTTCGCCAGATAACTGGCAAGGTCAAAGGCGGTCTGGAACCGGCTGTGGCTGCTGGCGGACTTGCGCTTGTGCTCGACCTGCCAGAACTGCCCCACCATGCCGTCGGTCATGGTGACATCGGGCGTAAGGCCCGCTGCCGTAATCATGGCGCGGACCACGTCCGCCCCGGTCATGTTCATCCAGCCATCCAGCACGCGCATGTCCAGCAGTTTCGCCAGGTAGTCGCGGCACTGGATGTGGACGGACGTTTCCGCCGGGGACAGTTCCACGTGGTCCACGATGCCCGAAAACATGGTGGTCCACTGCGCGCCGGTCTGGGCTTCATCGCGCATCTGCAAGGTGATGTCGATATCGGCCAGCGCGCCGCCATTTGCGGGCGTTGGAAGATCAAACCACAACCCGTTCGCGGGGGCCTTTGTCCGGTCCAGCGCCAGCGTCATGTCCAGCGTGTCGGCCCGGCTGTAGCGTGTGCGGGTGAGCGTGAATTCTTCCAGCCCGGTTTCCGCGCGTTCCGCACCGTTGACCAGAAGACGGGCGCGCGGCGCACGCCAGATGCGGTGGCCTTTGGCCGTGACGGTAATGCTTTCACTCATGCCGACACGCCCGGCACGCCGCTGCCAAGGGAGGCGTCCACCGTCGGCAGGACGATCTGCACCGGCGTTGTAAAATCGGACAGGTCAGGATCCGTCATGCCGTTCAACTGCGCAATCCGCCACCACTGGGTCGCATCGCCAAGCTGCGCCGCCGCGACGTGATACAGCGACACATCCGCCGCCGTGACCTTGATCGTGGTTGCCATGGTTGATCCTATTGCGCGGTTACAAGCGGTCCGTTTTGCGTGCCGTCCGTGGCCGTGAGCGTATTGGCATAGGCCCGGTTGACCAGACTGCCGGACGTGACAGATGTGCTGTGCAATTCCGCATTCTGGGTCAGGGTGGACAGGCCGGCCGCATTGGTCAGGCTGATGCCCTCGAGGTTCGCGCCCGTTTCACCGATGGCCGAAGTCAGGCCGGTGCCAGAGGCTTCCAGACCCGTCAGCAGGCTTGCGGCGCTTTCAGGCGTGGAGGCAAGGTTGACCCCGGCACCGGACAGGCCGCCCACTACGGTCAAATTGTCCTGCACACCCGCGAACAGGCCGCCAGCGCCCACCATGTCGGCAATGGGCGTGACCTGCCCCACGACCGTTGATAGCTGGCCTGAGATATTCCCCGCTATGGTTGAAACGTCACTCACCGCGCCCGTGATGCCGGAGATGGCCGAGGCCGCATCGGTGCCGATCAGAGCGGATAGAGCAGACGAATTGCCTGTTGCCGTTACGCCCGTCTGTGGCGGCTGTTCCAGCACCAGCCGGTAGGGAATGACGATGCCCTTCTGCTGATAATCGAACGAATACTGCACGATCTTGACCAGAAGCGACAGGCCCGCGCCCGTGAACTGAACTGGCTGGCCCGCAATGCGCATCGACTTGAGCAGTAGGGCGCGTTCATAAGCCGTCGGCCCGACGAACCGCCCGCTCAGTTCCAGTCGGTCGGGGTCGTTGCCCACGGCGTCGATAATCTTGTTGCCGCCGGGCAGCTTATGCACAGCCACCTGCTGCGATCCGCCATCACGGATCAGGTCCGGCACTTCCATGCCCGTCAGGGTAAGGCTGCCGATCGTAACCGGAGCAGATGCCCACAGCCGCCCCAGCGAACCAATGGCGGTTTCAGCGTTGAGCAGACTCAGGGACATGGGAAATCCAACGGAAAAAGCCACCTTGTCGGGGCGGCTTGGTAGGCACGATCAGGGCATGATGCCCTGAATAATGCATATTACTGGAAAAAGTACAAGGACGAAATCAGAAGGGGTTTTCCACGCTGCTGGAAGGCTTGGCGTTGCTCATCTGGTCTTCGATTGTGCTGGACGCCCTGCCCTTCTGCTTGCGCCGTGAGGTTACCGCCCGATGATGCCCGTCTCGCGCGCCAGAACGGTGGGCGCCTTCCGCCTCTGCCTGTTTCTCACACTCATATGCGCCGTGCTTCGTGCGCCCATACCAGCGGTCGCCCGGCAGATGATAGACGCCGGTGTTCTGATTGACCCACACCACCGTGTCGCCGGGGCAGGATGGAATGATCTTGTTCTCATCTGCCAAGGCAAAGTCAGGAGCTAGGATAAAGAACGCGATCATAAATGTGTAGAATCGAGACATCATGTAATTTAGAGTTACCTTTGCACAGCGATGGGGATGAGAGTGCAATAGATGGCAGGATTGACGACCGACCTTCTCGCAACGCTGCACGATCTGGAGAAATCGCTTTCTCAGCATGACCTCCTGTCTACCTATCTTGATGCCATCCTAGCAGTCGGAAACGTCCATGTAACTATTGTCGAATTAAACAGAATTGAAGATCCTAAAGAAAACTTCATACATGTTGGTTACCCAACGGAATGGGTGAACTTTTATATAGAAAACAACTATATTAGTTCCGATCCAATAATAAAAAAATCCCGATACATAAGCTATCCATACTTTTGGAATGAAATAAAAGGCATAAACAAAGAAGAAAAAAAGATAATAAAAGACGTATACGAATTCGGTATAAAAAGAGGACTGACGGTGCCGGTCCACACGCATGATAGGATAGTTTATGCCATCTGCTTCGCATTTACAGAAAAATATATAGACAAAGAAATTGAATTTTATCTTCGTACCTTGTCACACTTCTTTGTCGATAGTTATAAAAAATTAGATGACCCTATAGAGACGGAAGGCCCAGCCCTAACCCCTCGTGAAAAAGAATGCCTGAAATGGACCGCCAAGGGGAAAAGTTCCTGGGAAACCGGGATGATTATCGGTGTGAGTGAGCGAACGGTTAATTTTCACATCAACAATGCCCTACTGAAGCTGAAATGCACGAATCGTATCATGGGCGTGGTGAGGGCCATCTGTGCTGGACTGATTGAGCCGTGAAACCTGTCAGTCCTGACAGGTAACCTGCCTGTCAGTTTTTATGAATGATCCCCTCACCCAATAGCGGAGAGTGGACCCATGATCGAAGTTGTGACTGTTGAAAACGCCTATGGGGGCGGGACTGCTCTCGTTGAACAATTCAAATTTCGATACCGCCATTTCGTGGCTAACGAACAGTGGGAAGTTCCATTCTACAATGGAATGGAATACGATCAGTTTGATACGCCCGCTGCTGTCTACCTGGTGTGGCGCGATGCTGCGGGCATTGTCCGTGGCATGATTCGACTGTTGCCAACGAGCCGCCCTTACATGCTGGAAACGCTCTGGCCCGATATGCTCCCCAATCCGGCTATGCCATCTGGTCCAGCCGTCTGGGAAATCACCCGGTTTGGCGTGGAGCGCACCCTGTCCCTCACCCTGCGCAAGAAAATTTCAGCCGAACTGATTTTGGCATGCATTGAATTTTCGGTGCTGAACGGCATTCACACCTATCTGTTCCTGACTGCGTGGGGAGTGCTCAAACGGATTGTGCCCGGTGCTGGCGTGGAGGCGCACATCCACAGCAGAAAAACGCTATCATCTGGCCACGATGTCGCGTCTGCGGTCGTGCCCGTTTCACAGGACGTTCTGGATAAGGCCCGAGCCAAGCTGAATATTAATTACGCTGTTCTCCACAATGACGGATTTGAACGCCAGCATGCTGCGTAAAAAAATGAATGAAGATATAAAAACAAAAGCAAAAGATATTAAATCTGCATTGTCATTTCTGAGAATGGAGGCAAAAAAATGTGGATTAACACAAACAGATAATTCCCTCTCTATTGCAGAGATAATTATTAATATTGAAATGAAAGAATAAAAGTCGGAGAAGGATATTAAATTGTTATTCCGAGAAGGCGACATTGAATACCTAGCAGAGCAGTTGTTCTTGCAACACTATCCTTTCCGCAGATGGGGGTCCCTGCCAGATTTCGCATCTGGCGGACCTACAGAAGATGAAAAGAAGAAATTCATTGATATGGCCCGGCATCAATTGTCCGGTTGGTATCCTGTATGATTTAGGCCGCCCCACCCGGAGCGGCCTGTTTCCTACCCGATCAACTCACGCTCCCTCACCTTCTGCGCCCTCAACGGCACAACCTGCCGCCTCTGCAACCAGTTCTGACGCGCCTGCTCGACAACAGCCTTGATCCCGGTGCGGGATCGGATGTGCAACAGGCAGTTGTCCCGGCACCACCGGGCGCTGGCGTCATCCGGCCTCTGCCGGAGCGCACGATCCCACGCCTGGTAGTTCTCCATCATGATGAGCAGTTCCTCATCCTCTGGATAGTGCCCGCTGATCGGGTTCTCCGTCAGGGCTACGCGGGGGCTGGCTCCTTGGCCTTGGCGAAAGGGCGCTTGGCGACCTCATGCGTGCCAATGATTGTCCTGATCTTTGCAAGGCCATTCTGTGTCAGCATCGGCTGGCCAACGCCTTCCACATAGCCTGTCCGTTTCACTTCAACATTCTTCGCATCCATAAACCCGCGGTTGATCGTCTCGCGGTAGACGGTCAGGCGACCCGTTACAGCATGACGGTAGCACCATTTCAGTTCGCACAGCTTGTTGGCAAACTTACGCTCCGGCCACCCACACTGCTGGGCCGCCGAGCGGATATTGTGGCGACCATCGAGAGAGGCCAGTTCCTCGAGGGCTTCGGCCTTCGGGGCCAGTTCCCGGTTCTCAGCTTTCAGCGCGTCACGCTCTTTGGCGATAAGACCCGCTTCGAGCAGGGCTTCCGCGTAGGTCTGGGGGACTAGCGGCTTGGCGCTGTAGCCTCCCGTCTTGCGGATGGACGGGATCACCTCTGCCGTGACCCACTTCTTGAACCGCTTGGCTGCTGCCTTGCGGCTGGTAAGGACTAGGGACCAGAGTCCGGATTCGTTGATAATGGCCATTTCCTGCGGGCCGCCAAGGGTCGTGACAATAGCACGGTCCTTTTCATCCTCATCAAGACGGTTGGCCGCATGGTGTGGTTGGGAGATTTCCAGAACGCCACATACATCCGCCAGCACCCACCAAGGCGCACCGTTCACGTCGAGAACGCGCACTTCCTGTCCTTCAAACTTGAACAGGTTCATGATGCTGGATTTGTTGGTATCAAGTGTGTTAGTGGTCGTCATAGCTGTATTTCCTATTCAGCGTGAGAGGCATCGGGGGGAGTCGCCAAACTGGCCCCTGATGCCTTTTCTGTTTCCGCCATGCTGCGGATAATGCTTACAAATTCCTTGTTTATGCTTCGTTCATTATGGACGGTCTGACGAAGATCTTCTCAATTTAGGTGATACGATTTTGGGCGCTCCGAAAGTGAAGCGGAAACGCAGCAGGCAAACTAAACGAGACTGATCTTCCCAATCTCTGGCCAGACTCGCGCACTCCCTGCCAAACTCTGGCGGGAGGAACCATGCGCCTAACAACCCTCACCTTTCTCGCCCTATTCTCCCCCGCAGCAGCCCACGCCTACGCGCCGGGAAGCAGCCAGACGGAGCCAACCTGCCCCAAAGGGGACCGGCCCGTGTGGGTCAACACCAGAACCAGCGTCTACCACTATCGCGGCATGCGCTGGTATGGGCACACGAAATACGGGAAATACGCCTGTGAGAAAGACGCGCTGGCCGAGGGTCGTCGGGTTACGCGGAATGGAGAGTGATTGAAGTGCTTATTGAAGCGGCAACCCAAGCCTTTCTGCGGCATCTCGCGCTGCATCAGAAATCTTCATGTGAGGATTGCTGCTGCAGGTCAGCATTAAACCTCCCATCAATTCCTCATATTGATCAGTCTTAAGGGTTGGGGAAATCTTTGCGGACACAATTATGGCAGCCATGAAAAGAGCATTCCTGCGCTGGTCATCTTTTCCTGTGGCCCGATGCGTTTCTATGAATCTTACGAAAGCCTGACATGGATCCGACGTTTCCATATCCGACATTAATAGATTGGACGCGCGGTAATTTATTGGGGGCCTACGTTCCGATGACGGTAGAATGTAAGGAAGATTGTCTCTATCGGCGAGGCATCCCTTAAGAATTGGGGTACCGTCATCGGAAGTCATGCATTGCTGAATGCGAGCCAAGTCCTGATCGTCGTCAATAGCTACTGCAGCTATTCTGTTCCCATCTATTGCATCACCCGTCGTGCCATATGGATTAATTTCAGGTATGCTCCACTTTGCGGGCAATTTGTATTTCTTAATCACATACCTGCGGGCCCGATCGGCATCCGATTGGCTTTTCTTGTCCCTTTCTGTGTCCGAGGCGGACGTTGGCGTCGATGTTGATAACTCGTTATCGAGTTCATCATACTCGATCAAAGATACGGGAGCCATCTCATTGGCAAGGACCACGTCAAACCCACTGTTTGACTTGCCATCTTTGATATTTGGATCGACATATACATCGGCAAGGGACTTATATTCCGTTGGGGGCATGTCGACCCATGGATTATCCCGCACAACCCGGACTGTGGCTGATGTTACGCCATCCCGCATCGCCACCCTGGCGATCGATGCGCCGGTTGCTGCCCAATCTGCCTTCTCTCCCCCATCCACCATCACGGATATCTGCGCCTGCGGTCCGTCCTTGAATGAATAGTTGCGAACGGCCTGCACAATTTTGAAAGGCAGAACGCGTCCAGAAAGAACCGGGTCTAATGGCGTTTGGGACATGATGTCATTGCTGGCTGACGGCACTGCCGCGGGTGCGGAGGCTGGATGGTTGCCATCTTGATGGGCGCCCAAGTTGTACAAGAATAGGACGCCTACCGTTCCAAGCAGACACCATCCTGCACCTTTTTTCCATCCAGCTTTGTCCGCCACGCGATCCTCCATATTGGTTGAAACAACCTTTATAGAAGCGGATGCCTATAATCTATCCCGGCATCACCTTCCAATCGCCCTCCCCGGCAACTGCGGGTACTGCACCACATCAGGAGCGGTCCCGCTCGATCGCAGCTCCTGCCTGGCTTGCTGGAACTGCACTTCCTGCACTGCTGACGCCAATTCTCGGCCATTGGGCATCATGACCACGATCTGCGCCGTCCCCACATGCTGCGCACTGCTACCGCTCACCTGCGGATACTGCATGGTTGAAATGCGACTAGCTTGGTGACTCGCTTCGTTCGTAACGCCCAAAACAACGCCTCCAGCCGCTCCAGTTATCGCCCCAGCAGCCGTTCCTAGTCCTGGTATTACCGACCCCCCGATCGCACCTGTGGCTGCGCCTGCAGCGGCACTCTCAAGGATGCGTCGGATTGGCCCCGGCACCATACCCATAATTTTGCCGATGCCGCCAGCGATGGCACCAATAACATTAATCAGGGCCGAAATATCATTAGCAAACTGCCGAATGTCATCCGGATGCTTTCCCACGAAATCACTGATCCCATTGAAGGCATTGGTCAGTGATTGCAGCGAACTGATGAACGGACCCTGTGCGGCACGGCCTATGGTGAATTCAAGTCGCTCCCACGCTGTGTGCATGATGAGAGACTGATCCCGTTGCCCGCTTTCCATGGCGGTCACGGCGCGAGCAGCGTCTGTCCGCTTGGCGGTAGCATACTGTCTTGCGATATTCCCTTCAGCGCCTGTCGTTTCCGCCGCGAGATCGGCCACATTCATCCTCTGGATATGGCCGAGAAGTTCCGGATGGCTCTTTATCAGCGGAGACAGGTAATGCGTAATCCATCCAATAGGGTCGGAGGCAAGTTGATCCTGCCCTAAAAACTGACCGTTTTTTCCCGTCAAACCCAAGTGGCTAAAATATGCGAAATCTTTATCGGTCATGCGCGTATGATCGCCTCCGAAAAGGTTCTCGAGGGACTTAACGGCGGTTGCAGCCCGGCTTGGATTTACGTCGATGAAATGAGCCATATTCAGCGTGCCCTCATCGGACATATGCTGAGCGGCGACTCCGGCTGACCGGGCAAACGTCAAATATTTTTGTCCGCTCATGAACTGCTGGTTGGCGATATGCATCCCCAGAGCGGATTCGGTCGACCGAGCGGCGCGGTCTAGATCGAATTCACCTGTTCGTGGGTTATAGAACCTGTTCGAAATATCCTGGGCGCGGATGAACGCTTTACTTTCTGCCATAGCGGCCTCGGGAGACTTCCCTTGGGCCTGAAACGTTCGGTTTACCCTATTTAGCAGGACGGCAATCGGATCCTGCTCTTCCATATTGCCGCCGCTTAGCTCAAAGGCGTCCTGCGCGATCTGAGCTGACTCTGGTGCGGTCAAGAAAGGGTTGTTCCTCAGCGCTTTATCTGCGCTCGCCATGATCGCCGACATGTTTGCGCGCGCCACAGGATCGCCCTGCATGCTCAAGAACGTCTGGTCATACTGGCCGGTCTGGTTGAACGCGGACCCAAGCGTCTCCCCCACCCCATGCATCCCAGCGTATGCGGCCATTCCAGCCGCCAGCGGCCCAACGCGCGGCATACCGATACCAGACAGTGCCCCACGGGCCGCCATCACCCCCTCTCCTACTTCACCCGGATTGACGGCATGGGGGCCGTTGTATGGGTATGGCCCGTGTTCCCCATTCATGGAGAATGGCGGCGTCGTCCAGTTGGGCTGGTAATCCGTAGGGCGCACGGATGCGCGGAAATTGGCCCCATTCCCCATGCTGTCGCCCTGATTGGGCAGCACCATCAGCGCGGTTCCCGGCGTGCGCACTTCCGGCGGCGGCAGGAGCAGTTGCGGCGCACCGGGCACATGGGTGGCGGCGGCGGAATATGGCGAAACGTAGCTGCCGCGCCCGAGGTCAGCAGGAGGAACCGGCGGCATCGGCGGCGCGGAAGTGCCACGCGCGTTACCGCCATCGCCTCCATAGCTTCCGCGCGAAGAACCGCCACCACGAAACCGACCGGAACTGGAAGCAATATCCCGCGCAGCACGGGCCGCGCGCTCCATGTCGTCGGCCATGCCGCCAGCCAGACGGCGTGCGCCGCCCAGCGACGACACCATGCCGTTAAAGCCCTGCTGCGCCTCCCGCTGGGCGGACAGCAGACGTTCCAGAGCCTCGATCATTTCGCCAATCGGCCCCGTCACGCGGGCAGCATTGGCGACGAGGTTTACGCCGATTTCATAGGCTTCAACGGCCATGGTGTTTCTCTATTCGTTATCGGTCGCCCGCGCATTAGGCATCGACCGTCCTTCAATGGCCCGCACGACCATGCGACCGATGCCGCGCGCGACTTTCTCTTCGTTCCTGAAGGCGGCAACAGCCAGTTCAGGGCGTGGCGGCTGGTAGTTGTTCTGTTCCATGCGCCCGACCTCGAACACCGCGGCCTTGATGTCGTCTGACCCGATTGACGCCTCTACACGCAACGCCTCGCCACTCACCCGCGTACCGTAGCTGTCGCGCATGTCGCCTGTCCGCAGGCCCGGCTCGTCGGGTGAAAAGCCCTTGCGGATACGGTCATCAATGGTGCGGTCAGCCAATGGCGCTGTGGGCAGTCCGCTTTCCGGTCCATCCAGATACTGCCCGATCTGCACCTTGGTTTCGGTTTTGATCAGGTCTGCGCCATCCTGCACGCCGCGATGCACGGCGCGGGCAATATTCGGCTTCACACGCTCGCGCAGGTGCCGCACAAAGCCTTCCAGCGTGTTGAACTTCCGGGTCATGCTTCGGCATCCACGTAGCGACTGGCAGACCAGTCAAAACGGGCCGGGATCAGGCCGTACGTCTCCCGGCTCCGGCGTTCGGTGATAGCCACGCAGGCCGCAAACCGCCGCGTGCGTGACCATTTGCTTGCAACGTCCCAGGGCACCCCGCTATCGGCCAGCAGGAGCATTTCCTGCATCACGGGGTGCCTGCTCAGTTTTTTGCCGTTTCCATGTCCACATCGGCAGCGCCCGGCTGCTCGGGGGTGTCAGGCTTCTTCGGCGGATAGAACACGGCCTGTAGAGCAACAATGCCGTCATTGCCGATGCGACGGGCCACCTGCTTCACCTGCTCCTTGGTCGCGGGCATTTCCACCGGCACGCCGTCAATGGCGTCAACCGAGCAGATCATCTGGGCATAGCCCATCCACGCGCCAGCCGAGGCCGACTGCATGGCGCTACCCGCCACTTCAATCAGGTCCAGCATATCGCCGGGGTCCAGTTCGCGCAGTTCCAGCTTCTTGCCAGAGGCGGTGGTGATTTCCTTGGGGATCGTGCTCATGAAATCTTATTCCGGATACGCGCCATAAAGCTGACGCTCTGGTTTACGATATTTTCCGACTGGAAATTGCCCGCGTTGTTCAGGGCAATCGTCGCGCCCATGAACTCATAGGTGGTCGTGGTGCCATCGCACTCGTCCAGATACTGGTAGATGCTGCCCAGGATCATGGTGCCCGCGTCCCAGAACCCGCTTTCGATGGCCGCGAACAGGTCATCGGCACCGGAATTGTCACGCTGGAAATTGAAGGTGCCGGACCAGCCGTTCGGCGTGTCATAGAACGCGGGCATATCGTTCAGTGGCGATGACGTGAGGCGGTGCGTCTGCTGCTGCGCCTGAAATCCGGTCACGGTCGGCAGCTTGATGCGCGACCCGTTGTAGATCAGCACGACACGACAGTCGCGGCCTACGTTAAATGGCTTCGTGGCCATTCAATCCTCCAAAGAAAAAGCCGCCCGACGTGGGGCGGCTGGTAAAACGGAACGGGATCAGGACGCGGACGTGGCCGATGTAACCACCACACTGGAACCGCCCTGCAGGTTGACCACGAAGAAGCGGTTGATGCCCTGATACGTGACCTGCACATCGGCGCGGACGTAGCCCAGCGCTGTTTCGGACTGGGGATTGTTCGTGCTGTCACAGACTACGGCATAGGCCGCTGTGCTGCCCAGAATGCCATTGCTGACCATGTTGGACAGTGTGCCCAGCAGCACGGCGCGGATATCACCGAACAGCGTGTCATTGATGACATCACCGACAAACGTGCCCATGCCGGAATTGATGGTTTCGGCAATGTAGTTGGTCAGGCGGGTATAGCTGTCGTCGTCGGTGGTATCGTCCGAGGACGTATTGATCCCGCCGCGCACCGCCCAGTAGCTGCCACCCGGCGCGGGGTTGCAGATCACGTCAATACCGGCATCGAACAGCGCACCTAGTTCCGCATCGGAATAGGTCTGCGTCGTGCCGCTGGACACAAGCCCGGCCTTCTGGCTGCCGATCACGCCCGAAAGCTGCTTGTTCAGGCTGGACTGTTCCGGCGACAGGCCACCAAACAGACCCGCCACGAACGCCTGCGGGGTCACCAGCATGTCACCGTTGGTGTCGTCGTCCCACCACAGCCAGTCACCGAACATCAGCTTGACGCCATAACTGTCCAGGCCGGCGGCATCTTTCATGCTGACGGCATTGCTGATCGTGTCGCCAGACGGGCCGCACCCGATCATATACAGCCCTTCGCCCAGGCCGAATGTCGCCTGCGTGGTCCACGACGTGCTATCCGTCAGACCATGCAGGATGCCAAGTGCGCACCCCTGCTTGCGCAGCGCATACATGCCGGTCCGCGTCGTGTCGTCTGCGCCGATAAACTGCTCTGTTGTGGGTGTGCCACCATCCTTGCCGCCGGACAGGATTTCGGTCCCGGCTGCAAGATCAGGAACGGTTGTCGGCACCGTCGCCACGACCAGCGCGGATGTATCAGCCGCAATGGCTGCGGCAATGGCCGTCCACGTCGTTCCGGTATAGGACCGGCTACCCAGCGTGGCATGGCTGGTGGTCAGCGTGTATTTGCTGGTAACGATGCTGTTCTGGGTCAGGGTGGCCGTGATGGCGTTGCCCGCGCTGCCGGTATAGCGGGCGGTGAGTGTCGCGCCTGCCAGCGTGCCAGTGGCGGCCGCATCCGTGCCGTCGGTCACGCGCACGCAGCGGAAATCGGAAGCCCCCTGCAGGATGGCGATGTTGACCGCCGTGCCGATGTCGGTGGCCAGCGCCTGTTTGGGACCGAACGCGGCAAGCTGGTCGCCCATGCTGCCAATAATCATGGGGGTATTGAGTGGCCCCCATGAAGCAGTGCCGACCAGACCAATCCGCCCACTGGATACAGCATTCAGCGCCAGCGTGGTGGGCTTCTGGATCTGCACATACAGGTTTGGCACGTTCAGGCTGTTGGTGTTCAGGGAGCCTGCCTGATAAAGCTGCGGCATTGGTTATTTCTCCTGCGTGAGAGCCACACGAACCGTAAAGCGGTCCAGCGTTCCTGCAGCCTTCAGTTTCGCGATGGTGGCTGCATCGGTGATCTGCGTTCCCATCGGGTATCCGTGTCCTGGAATGGTCACGACATAGGCGACCGAAGGCGGTGTGGGCGTTGCCGGGGCCGCATTCTGGGGGGTGTCCGTCATTTTTCTCTCGGATGTGGTCAGGAGGCGCTTATCGCGCCATCTCCTGCGGTGTGGGTCGTGTCGCCCGGAAGGGACATCACGCCTGAATGGAACAGCATTTGCGCCATGTTCTCGCGCATGTCGGTGTCGTAGGTGGCGATGAAACGGAACGGCCGCATGAAAATGCCGCTGTTCTGTGCGGCATCGTTGTTCCAGTTCCCCCGGCTCTCGATCTGGAAGGTTGAGCCGTTGGCATCCGTCAGCCAGTCGATAAAGGCCATGCCGCTGTCGATCGCTGTCCCCAGCGCATCGCGGGCAGACGGCGTAGCCGACCAGACCGTGACCTGAAACAACTGCTGTTGCCTGCGCGCGGTTCGTACTGCTGGAGCATATGCGCCAACCGCACCTTCCAGTGTCGTGGCTCCGGGCACACTGACAATCGCACCACTTGAGGTCGCGCCATCGATCTGGTCTGCCAGGGCGGCTGCAATGCTTGCCACGGTATCAGTCGGCTGCACCGCGTAGGCTGCAACAGACCTGTCAGGGATGGCCGCGCCATCGGAACGAAGGCGCAGGCCAACAATGCCTGCAGGAGTTGCCCCGTCCTGCAGCGTGATCGTGGCCGTGGTTCCGTCGGTCGTGACTGACACCGTGGCCGGAACGGGAGTGCCGTCCTGTCGCCACGGTCGCCCCAGAGGCTCATCAATGCGCCGCCAGCCGCCCTGCAGGTCCATGACGGTGATGAAGTCCACACCGTTCCTCAGCGCGCAGTCCGCGCCCGTATAATCGGCCTGCGTGATCCAGCCACGGAATATTTTGGTTGGCCTGCCCGTTACGGACGGCTTTCCTTTCCCGTTCGGGTAGGCGATGGCCGCCATCTGCGCCACGATAGCGTGGGAAATCGAGACAATATCGGCCATATCACACCTGCCTCACGCTCATCAGGCAACGATTGCCGTATTGGCTCGGCTCCACCGCAGTCACGGTGTAAGTCGTTCCGAGGTCGGTTGTGACAGCCATCTCCACAGTCGGGATGAAGCCCGGCATGACCGGCAGAAGCATCTCGTAATCAGCAGCCTTGATCGATCCGGGGATGCCATCACCGGTCGGACTGCCCTTCCCCTTGATCTGGATGAAGACAGGCCAGCTCGAGGCAAGCGTGGTCTGGGCGCTCGTATCGCCCGCCGTGCCGTAACCGTCCGACGCGCCAACGTCCGTGCAGGCCGCGCCATCTCCATTGGTGCTGCCCTGTCCTGACTGCCCCGCGATAGACACGACCCGATTACACAGCATGCACAGCGGTGGCCGGAATGGCTCAAGGCGCGCCACAAAATAATTTTCACCCGCGCAGGTCAGCAGGTCGCCCGACTGCACATCCGTGGTGTCGAACAGGCCGAATACGGCGGGTTTTCCCCACAGGGCCGGGCGAGCGAACCCGAACGCCTTGTCATCGTTGAACGCGGCCAGAAACGTCGCGTGGACGGTCTCCATCGGCGCGGTCAGCGATGCCGGACGGTATTGCGCGGTCGTGGCCCCCAGCCGCAGGGCGGCCTTGGCATAGCCACGCGCCACCTTCTGCTGGACGAGGGCCTGATACATGCCGCGTTACCTACACAAAATGAATATCGCCGCCGCAATAGATGCTGCGATCAATAGCGGCCTGCACTGCCTGAATTGGCGTCGCGCCCATCGCCAGCGCGCCATATGCGATTTCAGCGCCCGATCCGATGCATAGAGGCTGGGACACGTCGAATTCTTCCGTGCCCCCATCCTGAATGATCAATCCGTGCCTGCGGTCCTGCACAAGGATGGCGGAATATGATTTGCCGACAGGAAGCGCAGAAGGCGACCCGACGCATTCTTCCGCAATCCAATTTGCAAGAGGAAGGATGGCCATGGCTGTCCCGCAGACACCAAGCTGGTATCTGCCATCCCCCAGAAGCATGACCTTGCGCACAGATCCAGTAACACAACCATATTCAGTTGCGGCCAGACTATCGGCGGCCATCTGGCCATCCTTCCAGACAATAACGGTCATCAGCGACGCCGCCCCTTGGTCGATGTGCGGTTCATCAACGATACCATCTGCCGGTCAATGGCCTTGGCCTGCTGGGTCTTTTTGAACGCCGCTGTGGTCATGCCCACCAAGGCGGCGTTCTGACCATCCTCCTTCCGGTCGGTGTTCGACTTGAGATACTGCGCCATGGTCATGCGCTTTGCGGGACGTGCCATTTACTTCTTCCGCCTGATGATGCTGTTGGCCTTGGCGTTTATTTTCGCCTGCGAGGATTTGGACAGGTTTCCCGCCTTCACCTGCTGCGCGGCGCGCGCCTTGGCGTTAATCGCATGGGCGCGATCAGGCATCGGGAACCGCCGCGATCCGGGAAGGCCGAAAGCGGATTTCGGCAGGGCGTTACGCCTGCGGGTGCTCAGGGCCGCCATTGTCGCCCTCCTGTTTCTTGGCCTTGTTCTGCGGCCAGTTTGCGGGATGGTCAGGATCTTTGCTGGGCACAATGCCTGCCGAAGTCAAAGCCACGGAAAGCGGTCCGGACATGGGAGCAGGAACCGGCGGCCCTTCCAGATACGCGGGCTGGCCATCAGGTATCGGCCCGGTCCGGCGCTCGCGCGGGGTGACGTTTCCCATGCGATCAACAAGGTATCCGATCATCGCATCGGTGCCAGTGACCTCGACCACGCGACCGGCATCCGCCCCGAACGGTTGGGGGTCACGCGCAAGAGCGCGCCTGACTGCGACAATCACGCCATCTTTAACCTGCGCCCAAATCCGCGATGGTCGCGGCCTGTTGCTGTCAACAGCGAACATGCTGCCTCCTATATTGTGATGCGATTGGCAGGGCGCAGACCAGGCCCCGGTGGCACTCCCAGAAACGCGCACAGCTGCCTGCGCCACCTGTTGTAAAGGCCAAACCTGTCCTGAACCTCGGATCGGTTGTGATGCCACACGGCGGCCTGATCCGTGTCCAGATTGTCCGACGCGCCCATGATGGCGGTCTCCAATGTCTGGCACTGGGTCAGAAAGGTACGGGCCTGCACGCATTCGTCGGGCGCAAGATTGCGCATGCGCCATTCGTTGAAGCCATAGACCTGAAAAAATCGCCATGACTGCTGGCCGCTGTTAATGCCGCCCATGGCTGGATAGCCCATATAGCGGCGGCACTGGACAAGCTCGTCGTCGGTCAGGGGTGTGCTGACTACGTCTTGGCCCGTGGTTGTTCCAGACATTCGACCGGCTCCATCTCTGCCCCCCGTTCGCGCAGGTGGGCGATTTCCTCGGGGCTTGTGATGATTTCCCCGGCGGACCAGTGGTATCGGCCCCGGTTGAACCGGGGTTCGATATACCCGTGGTCACGCACAAGCCGAACGGGGGCGGCAATTTCGCCACCCCCCTCCCCCTGCACCTTGCGAGGGCGCGCCATTACGCGCTGGCGCCCAGACTTTCGATCACCACGCCGCGCTTGAGATAGCTGTTGGTCGCGGTCGGGATGATCGTGGTATCAGCCGTAAGGTCAGTGGGAAGCGCAAAGCCCCCAATCCACGACCACGACTGCGCAATGATCTGCGCCAGACGATCCAGCGCCGGGCGGGTGATCATGCACACGTCGTCCACATGCGTCAGTTCGCCACCGTCCAGCATGCCCGCGTAATGGTTGCCCATGTTCGCGTAATCGCCCTCGATCAGCGCCCCCTGACCGCAGATGATGGCGCGGTGGATGGCCCCTGCCCCCAGAGACGCCTGCTGCGGCGCTTCTGTCGTGGGGATGAAGCGAATACCCAGCAGGTCGAAGATCTGGCCGGTCTGGTAGGTATCGGACCCATACTGACCACGATACAGCAGCTTGAAGTCGTCATCGCGGAACAGGCCCAGAAGCTGCGCATTGTCGAGGTAGCAGTGATAGACGCCACCTTCCAGCGTAGGCACGTTGTTGTCACGCAGCGCGGAAAGGGCGGCCAGCATCGCCTGAATGGTCAGAAGATCGCCAGTCACCACGTTTCCATCGGAGTCCTTCTGCCCGCCAGCCAGAAGGCCAAGCGTTGTCGAACGCCCGTTGGGACGCAGAACCAGCGGGGCCGTGGCGGCAACAACAGCCTGCCCAGCCGTGCCGTCTGCCACGGTCACGTTGCTGGAGAACGTCAGCGTGCCGGAGATTCCGTTGGGAGCGGTTGTGGTGTTGGTCGCATCAGCCGCGACACCAACCAGTGTGTAGGCATCACCGCCGACGGTAACCGTCATTCCGTTGCTGCTGCTGACCGCGACCACCTGTCCCTCATCGGACAGGATATTCTGGAATCCGCGAATATCATCCACCGCGACCGTGGTGCCCGCAGCGGTCAGCGTGGTGGTGACGCGCGTATTGCCACCGAGGTAGCCACCGACACCGCTCTGAACACCACCGAACAGCGCGTTGCGGGCCAGCCGGTCGAGCGTCTGACGGGCATTGATGCCGAGAACCTGCGCATTTTCCACGAACTGGTTGGCAATGCCCACGCCTTCGGTCACCTGGTTAAGGTCCATGGTGTTGCCATACTGATCGATCGACAGCGTGTACTGCTCGACCGACCAGTTCGTGGGCGACATGCCGTTATCGAAGTTGGTGTTGCTGCTGGGGTTCAGCGGGGTTGTCGCGGGAGCCAGCAGGCCGCGCCGGGTATCGGTAATGGTCTGGCCGATGCGTGCCGGAAAATCCATCCGATCCGCAACGGAACGAAACCCGAGGCGCGACTGGAGGGAATCCTGAAAGGCACGCGCGAGGTAGCCCTGCTGAATGACGGGCTGAAGAACTGCGGGGAAATTGGCGATGGCCATGTTTATGTCCTTGATGTCAGAAATTCGCCCCGGCATCAGCAGGAAGCGGTGCGCGCATCAGCGGCGGGATTTGTTTTGTGTTAGCGAGGCGGCCAGCGCAGACCGATGGTTGCGGCATTTGCTGCCACGTCTTTCGCGTCTGCCGTTACCGCGTTGAACGGTTCGGGGTCTCCGGCCTTGGGCGCGGGCGTCGTCTTGGTCGTGCCGGTTTCTGTGCCGGGCTTGGCCGGTGCAGTGAACAGATAGCCACGGCTTTCCTTGGCGGCTTCCATGACTGCATCAAGACCTTCGACCTGACCATTATCGCCCATCTTGACGGTGCCGAGGTCGATCAGCTTGACCACATCCTCGGGATTGACCGCGCCCAGACGGACGGCGGCGGCCTTGGCCTCGGCGCGAATGACGGCGGCGTTCGCCTTTTCAGTCGCACCCTTGGTTGCGGCCTCGGCGTCGGCCTTGGCCTGCTCGACGGCAGCATTCGCATCGGCCAGGGCCTTTTCGCCGTCAGCCTTCTGCTTGTCGAACTGGGCCTTGAGGCCATCACGCGACTTGATTGCCTCATCGCGCTCACCGCGAATGGTGTCGCGTTCAGCACGGGCGGATTTCAGTTCGCCGCGCACCGTTACGAGATCGGCGCGGGCTTTTTCGAGTTCTCGCACCGTGTTGGGATCGATTACAGGCGTGGTGTTTTCGGTCATCTGACCCTCTGTTTTGTGAATGATCCGGCATCAGCCGGGGGAACGTCAGGCCGTGGCTTGTCGTGTCTCTGTTCGGCCTGCACCAGCAGCCTGCCGGTCGGCTTTGGCGGCGTTCGCGGCGTTCTGCCGCTTGGCGGCCAGAACCGGGTCGGACAGTTCATCCAGCACCCGGTCCCATTCCTCCTGCGGGCTGGCCGTTCCGACCTTGGCGGCATAGATGTTGCAGGCGGTCTCGTTGGACATAAAGCCCGACGCCACAGCCGTCGCCAGCCCCTGCGCAAGCTGCAGTAGTTCGGGGTCCGTGCTGGGGAAGTAGGGTGGCCATTGCAGCGCCAGACCGGCGTCAGGCAGATTGACGTGATCCTTGCCGCCAATCCGGATGCCGCCAGCCACTACGCTGGAAAACCGGCAGATCATGCGATACAGCGCCAGCAGTCCGTATTCGCCGTATGACAGGCGCAGGCGGTCAGCCAGCCACACCAGCGATTGGCACATCATTTCCATGGCCCGGCCAGACTGCGCGGCGCTGATCTTGTCCGCACTGGCCCGGTTGCCGTGGATCTGCTCCATCACGATGGCGCGCAGTTCCTTGTAGTGCGCCAACATGGCGCCGGATGCGTCGCCATTGATCTCCAGCATCTTGGCGTCGCCATCAAGCGGGAGCGTCAGGGCAGACGCTGCGCCGCCGGTTATCCCGCCATCATCCGCCGCGCCGGCCGGATCAGCCGCACCGGCTTTGATAACCAACTTCGGGTCGGCGCTGTATTTCAGGCCGCGTCCAGACTGGGACAACAGGTAATCGCACTCGATGACCGTATCGATGGCGCGCTCGAAGGTGCATGGACCGTCCACAACGCCCGGCTGCGCCAGATTGGCCATCCAGATCCACGGGACAAAGTCTAGGCCGTGGTGCGTGGTGCGTGTGGCATCTATCCGGTCGGGCAGGCCATCGGCCACACGGGTTGGAACGTAGACCCGACAGGCTTTTTTGTCCCATTCGCGCCGCCACCAGAACACGGCAGGCATGTCATCATCAGAGAGGGGCCAGCCATTCGCGGCCAGATCAGCCCCCTTGACCTTGTAGCACTCGGTCACGCTCACCAGGTGGTTCGCCGCGTCCCATACGGGCGTAAGAAACCGGGTATCGTGCATCGACACACACGGCGCACGATCCACAACCTCGACCAGCAGGGCAGACGAACCGACAGAGCCAGAAATAACCGCTTCGATCATGACCGCGGGCAATGCACATTCCCGGTCCAGATCGGCCATGACGGCGGCAACATCCGGACTGTCCGCGCTCAGGGCGGGCCAGTGGCATTCGCCGAACACCAACGAAGCGCTTTCATCCACCACCGTTGCGCACATGTTGGTGCGCACCGACGGTCTGCGCTGCGATAGCGGGATGTATTCCCCTGCCCCGTTGTATTCGCTGCTGAACGGGTTCTGGATCGCGTCATACTGCGTGCAGTCCCTGACCTTCATCAGCGCGGTCAGGCGGTTTGCACGCGCTGGCAGATCGTTGTCCTGCGGATAGGTTTTCTTTAGCTGCTGCCAGTCCATACGGCCCCGTGGCCGCTATCGGCCCAGATTGAAACGTGTTGGTGCGAAGCGCGCCGGTGCGGCCGGTGGCGGCCCCAGCATGAGATCAGTCAGGCCCCACACCAGCGCGTCGGCCCGGTCGGGCGAACGCGCGCCCTCAAACCCCGACATGGAGAACTGGCAAAGCTGGTCCTCAAGGTCGGGGAACCTGCCGTGGTGGGTCACTTTCCCCTGTTCATAGAGCGCCGCCACAGGTTCAGCCCGAGCGAACTTTCCGCGCGAGGCCGTGACAAGCGTGACCGGCGCCGTGGCACGCGCCGCCCTGATCGTGCTTTCGACCATCGCGCCGCCAAAGTTTTTTTCGGCCACGATCCGGTCGCCGCGCCAAAGGTCCAGCGCATCCAGTGCGATCTTGGCCCATCCGGCCGGGCCGGTGCGGCATGACAGGTCAGCCAGCACATGGCCGTTGCCGTCAACGTCAACACCGCACACCGAAATGCCTATCTCATCCGAGCGATAATCTTCCGGCCCTGAACAGCCCGAAGGATCGACGGCCACGACGATGCGCCGCATACGCGCCAGCACGGCGGCACGGTTGGCGTCCGTTATCGCGGCCTCGCGCCGAATGCGGTCCAGCGTCCACAGCGCTCCCTCGATTGCAGTCTGGTAATTGCCGAACAGGAACCGCTGGCGTTCCTTCTCCGGCAGGCTTTCCAATTGCTTCAGATATTCAGGCGACAGGTTGGCCCGGTTGCTGTCCGGGTTGATCTGCATGGTTGCATAATCGGCCGGGTCGGGCAGCGGTTCGCCCGACTTCGGCTCAACGTGCCGCTCGAACAGGCTGTAAAGCCAATGCGAAGTCGTGGGCGGGTTGGCGTCGATATATTCCTTGACGTTCAGCGTCGATTTCTGCGCCAGCCGTGTCAGCAGCATGTTGCGCGCGCCGTATCCGATCTGGCTGGCCTCATTCAGGTAAACAGTGGCGAACTCAAGACCGAGGATCTTCTCTGTGCGGTCGGAACTATCAAGGCCATGGAACAGGATTTCGGACCCGTTCGGCAGGGTCACGAACCAGTCCGTGCGGTTCAGGTTGTAGGGCACGCCGGGGAAGCACAGGCGCATCACCTTGGGAAACGTGTCCCCGATGATGGAGTGTTTCAGCGCATTGAATCGGTGGCGGAAAATGCCGTGGCGCGTGCCCGGCGCCTTGGCTGCGCGGATGACCAGAGCGCGGATCAGGAGAAAGGTTTTCCCCGACCGCGAACCGCCCCGAAGCAGGATGTGCGTGGCCGGGCTGCCCAGCAGTCGGTTTGCTTCCTGCTGGGCCGGGTTCAGCTTGGCGACCATTACAGCGCGTCGTCATCCGATGTGATGTTCATGGTGATGTTGCCGGTCTGCTGAACGTCATAGCGTTCACGGAATTTCTCGGGCCGGTGCGCTTTGAGAAGAAGCGTTGTCAACGCATCGCTGTATTTCTTCTGTTTCAGCGGCTTCCCGGTTTCCGGATCGCGCACTATCTGCCCCATGGAAATCACGTATTCTTCGTGGCCATCGACGGCGCGACGACGCGCTTCCGCCTCAAGGGCGTCTGTCGCCTCATCGATCGCATCGTCCCATGCGGCGGCAAACGCAGGGTCTTGATCCCGCCATTCATGAACGGTCGTTCGCCCGACCACAGCAACACGAGCAGATTCTGATACGTTTGATGTTTTACGCAGATGCTCAAGGAAAACCTCGCGTGCATCGCGCGTAGGACGTGTCCGGCTCGTTCGCTTCTCAGCTTTAGCCGGACCCTTTCGCCCAGCCATACGATCCTCCAGGCAATGATGTTTGATGCACTCCCCGCCTTATCCCCCGTTGCTTGCGGGCTGACAGGATTTACCCATGCCGATCGGCAATGAAACTAACGGGCACCAATCGGTTAGGGAGGACGGGGATATCGGCTCCGTGCCAGAACCGTAAGGTTGTCAGCCGCCCGAATGCACATGGAACAGGGATGGCCGAATACGAAAAACCGCCCTCGGTGGGTGGATTATATCGTGCCGTTGCGGCGCATTTATTCCATGATGGACCGAATAATGCACGTTACTGGAAAAAGTACAAGTCTTATTTTTTGAACCACAGATCAGCCAGTTTATCGAGGCCATAGCACAGGGTTTTGCCGCGCATGCCCACACGCTCATCCTCGCCACATACGGCAACGATCGCGCGCCGCTGCGCTGATGTAAGAACTTCCAGCGCCTCGGAAACCAGTTCGCGGGCGTAGCTGGTGTTTTCCGGCCCTGTCAGATCGCCGCCACGTTCGATTTCCTGCGTGTCGTAAGTCTGGGTCACGCGCGCCCGTCGGGCGGAACGCAACCATGCCTGACGGAAACGCATCCCGGCAGCATGCTGCTGCGGTGTCAGGTTGCTGTTTGGCCGATGGTAGAACCGGTCCAGCGCACATTCATCCGCGACCCGGCGAACTGCCTGCGTCTTGCCACCGCCGCCTGCAATCGCAATAGCATCCTGCACAATCCTGCGGCGGATTGCGGCTGGTCCGTCTGCCCCCGGGTCTGTGGCTGTCCCGGCTTCTATCTCACGGCGCAGGCGATTATAGCGCCGGTCTGATTTCAGGATCTGGGATACGCGGTCAAGTTCACTGGTCTGCGCCACCTGCCCCTCCAAATCACTTCGTTTCGAGTTCGGCAATGCGTCGTGCCGTTGGTTCAATGTTTTTAGCCAAAAGACGGGCCGTATTTACAAGATTTTCCGCGCTTTTATCGGAGCCGATTAGCATTTCATTGAAATACAACTCCCCATTGCGCCTGATAAAATACATCACCTTTTCTTCGCCTGCATATGGAACCGTTACGAAACTTTTAGAATTTCTGCTTTCAGTCATCTTTCCTCCAACCTCCTCATATCTGCCCGCATTTTCCACGCCGCCCGCCAGTCACTCGGCGTAGCACTTGAGAAATACAGAGCGCCGTTACTGTGCTGCCACCTGATATGCCCGCTGCCGGTGATTGCGATGGCCGACCATCCCCTGTCTGCCATTTCGCGTTGCAGTTTGCGGTGGAGGCGGATTTTCATTCTCCGCACCACCAGACAAACACCCAAGCCGCTGCGGACACGGGTGCGACCACGAGGATGAACAGGGTCCAGATCAGGGCGGTTGTCAGTGTGTCAGCCATTCCGGGCAAACCTCCTGCTTTTCCCAATCTCATCCCGAAGACGATCGGCGATTTTATCATTTCCTGCGATACGATGCGCAACTGACCAGAATGCATTTGCCCCATCGTAATACTTCTGCACGTCAGGCATATGCGCCGCGCAGAACCCTACGAGATGATCAGTATAATCAAGCAGTTCAAGAAGATCGCGCCGCTCACGTTCCGTAATCCGCTCACGCTTCAGCCTCTCAATCTCCGACCAAGGCCACACGTAGCGTTTCAGGAAGCGGATCATGAATTGCGGCCTCCAAGCCGAACGACATTCGATACGGCACTATAAGCGCCCTTCGATTTTACCAATTTGATCTCTCGCGGATGGATCAGGCAATTTCCCCCGTGAGGAAACTGGACCCGGAAAAAAGTGGGCATGCCGGGCATTTTATCGCAGCCAATAATGACACCAGGCCTCGGAATACTTTTCGTGCTGATAAGCACCTCATCCCCGATTTGAAACACCCTTTCTTGCCGGAATGTCCGAGGGTCGCGCTCCCATCGCTTCATGGAAAGTTCACACCCTTCCGCCAGAGCGATCCCCTTGACCATTCCACGATGAGAAATTCGTCCACCGCAACCGCAAGGGCACTTCCGTCGGCAATACTTCCTGTCCTGCGGCTCGATATATCGACACTCAGTTTCGCATGCCGATTTCCCCCAACCATCAGTTCCGCCCTTCACCGCGGCCTTTAGGGCTTGGGGAGAAAGAGAATTCAGATCCATCATCCGAACCAACCCTCCATATTTGCCCACACAGCGCCTTTCCCATCACCCACGGTAATCTACCCTCGGAACCGATTACACCACACTCAGCGCCAATCCTCGACGCTCTCAGGGCTATACCAGCCAGCACAGCCCGTCCCGTTTCCCCGATATCGTATCCGGCCCGCATCTGACACGCGGTTACGGCCACGTTCCAGTTTCGGGCCGGGGCAAGGTTCGCCACATAGTCGGCGCCACAGCGTTCGGGCCAGATTTCTTGGGTATCCACAGATCACCGGAAATTATTGGATTTCCGGAATTCTAGTACGGATCGGATAGGGAGAGAAGGAAAAATGGTGATATTTACTTATTTTATACTTTGCGGGGTTTGCGGGGTATGTTTTTGGAAGGCCGTAAATAAACGCAGAAATATTAGTGTTTGTATGGTTTGCGGGTACGGAAGGGTTTGCACAACCACTTTCCCTTGGCGGGAGGAAAAATGCAGAGATAGTAATATGCAAATTTCAGGGTTGCGGGGCGGAAATGCCGCACAAACCCTTCCTAACCCGCAAACCATACAAACAAATTGACAAGACGACCGGGATGACTCATGTTTCAAGCATGAAAAAAGACATAGATAATCACCCGCGATTTTGCTCGTTTGTCGAGAAAAACTGGGGCTTAGGGCGGCCGTTTGAGGCCGATGACATCCTCAATTGCGCCCATGATTTAGGGGGTGCGTCTGACGTTTATGTCGTCGCGAAGTGGACGACTGCCAACAGTCCCGGCCTGTCGGTCGTTAATTTCCTCAAGCGGGTTTGTGGAGAAACAATCGGCAATTATCGAATTGTTCCCGTGACGGGCATGAAGCCTGCCCGCCGGAAGTATTTTGCGGTAATTCGACCAGTAGGGAAGCTGGAGCACTGCCAGGAATGGTTACATCACGAAGAAACCTACGAGGAACGTCGCGACAAGGAATTAGCGAAATATTATGGACTTTTGGCAGGCATGTTCGGGAAACATATCCCTTTTACGACCCGCGACATCCTCAAAATGTATAACGCTAAAAAATCCCTTGAAGGTGACGTCTTCACTGAAATTACGGAAAATCTTGCAGGAAAACGCGGAGAAAATGGCCCGGAAATAAGCCTGCGATCCTTGGGGCGTCATTTTATGAGCGTACCCCGCCCAAGCGCATCGTCTCCCACTATGGAGCGATGCGGCATGGCGTCGGGCGGGATTGCAAAATGGCACCTAGTTTGACGCTCTAGATGCGATATACCAGCGCTTTACCTTATCCCGCGTAACCCCGCTGTCCATAATACGTGCGCCATCGGTGATCCGACCCTTGTGGTCGGAGAACCACTTTCCAAGGCGGCGAGAACTTACCTTTCCGGATGCATTTCCGGCTATCCGTACCAGCGCATCCCGTAGTTCCGGAAACTTCAATCCTGACATGTGACCATCATCGCCGTATGTGGTTTGCAGTGATAGTTCCTCAATCTGACGAATTGTCAGGGCGCATTGCCTTCCCGATCCCGCCGCTTCAGCCAGTAGGCCCACAACCTCACGATGCTCGATACGTTCAGGATCATCCTCGCGTGCAGCTTCCATGCTGTCGCAGGGGTCTTCCTGACCAAGCCAGACCAGGGCACTCCGCACCGTCCTGCTCCACACCTCGAATGAGGCCAGAGGCGTCAGCTGCATATCATCGCCGCTTTCCATGTATGAGCGCACGATTGTGATGCAGGCCGCGACATACTTCCCGCGGTTCTCCATCACTTCCTCAACTGGGTTATGCCGGAACTTGCGCAGTTCGGGCTGCTCCATTCCGGCATCAAGCGAAGCAACCAGACTGCGTCGGGTCATGTCGCCCTTAACGCGCAGGGCATTTCCTGTCGCGAAAATCACGGCCCGGTTCTCGATCTCGGTTGATGATGACGATCCCAGCTCACGGATACGAACGATCGGCCGTTCCGTGGCCTGGCACAACAGGTCGCCGCCCAGTTCTCCATTCACGTTATCCAGCGACATGATGGGATACCCGGCGAGCAGCAGACCGGCGAGGCGCTTTTCCATTTCGGTCGTGTCTTCCCCTGCACTGGTTACCGGGCACACGCGGCCCGTGGCGATCACGCTAGCGACATCCACCAGAAATGATTTTCCCGACCCGGGAGCGTTGGCGCGAAAGGCAAAGAGCGGGCTGACCGGCATCATGCCGCGCACTACGGCCGTGATGATCGAGGCAACGGCAACGGACCGATCTACATCCGCGGCAAACGGAAATTCTTCCAGCAGGGTGTTCAGCGTATTCAGCGCGTCAAATGCCGCATTCTTGCTCGGGTTTGGCAGGCGCAGGTCCAGCAGCGGATCATCAACGTGGAACAGGCGCGTTGCAGCGTCATAGCCCGGCGCCATGAGCACGCTGCCATCAGGCCGAAGGGTTGGCGTGGTGATGACACCTGCGATCGACGGGAACGCCCATGTGCCAGCCCGGGCCAGAATGGTCTGGGCGGCTGTCGGCGGCGGGTCGATCTGCTTCCAGCCCTGAGTGCGCTTATCGTATTTCTGCCACTCCACTGCCTGACACAGCAGATCAGTCAGTGCCGATGCGCCCAGGTCGATCAGGCATGCAGCATAAGTCGTGCGACCGTTGGCGGCGGCCACTTCCCTGCGTCCCGGACGCATAAGGGCCGTGCCCCGCTGGTACACCGGCATGCCGGACGCAACCAACGCCTGTTCACCCGCAGTAGCGACAAGATCCAGTTCGCCAGCGCGTACCTGTATCGGTTCCAGACCGGCTACGCGCCGACCCGGCTGCATGACGGGTGCGCTTTCCTGCGCACGCTTGACGGTCATGCCGCATAGTACGGGTCCGCAGTGTTCACGCAGCCAGTCGCGTGGGCTGGGCACGTTCAGGTCAGCAGCATCATCGCCGGGGTTTAGACCGGACACATCAACCATCCGCACCGTATCGGCAATTCCGGCGAGGATGGAGCGGATTTCCTCGGCTGCCTTCAGGCCCGGTTCATCATTGTCCGGCCAGATCAGGACATTTTTCCCCTCGAGAACAGACCAATCCGACTTGCTCACGTTTCCGGTCCCGGCCGTCCACGTCACGCACGCAATGCGTGGGAACATGGATTGGGCGGCATCGGCGGCCTTCTCTCCCTCACACACCAGAACGGCACGATGTTGTGCTACACGGTCGAGACCATACAGGCAGCGTGGTGCGGCATCATGCTTCAGGTGCCACCGCGTTCCTTTGGGCGACGTGCCGTATGTGAGCGGCATGATTTTCTTTCGCTCATGCTCGGTCGCATTTTTCCGCACGACGTACCGTAGTGGGAAGCCTGCGGCATCGCGGTAAGCGTAAACCTCGTCCCAACCGGTAAAATCCGGCGCAGGGGCATCGGCCGGCGGCGGAACGATCGGCGACCAGTCTGACTGGTGCAAAGGCTGATCTCGGTGAACAGGGACAGGATCAACGGTATCAGAAGTCACGCCAAGAATTTCCCCAAGGGCGCGGGCCGCAGTTACCCGGTCGCCATTCGTATTGATTGCTGCATAGAGGCTGATCGGGTCGCCCCCCTTCCCTGCGCCGGAGAAATCGCTCCACTTCCCGGTGCGCGTGTTGATGGACAGGGAGCGCCCCGGGTTTCCTGACAGGTCACCCAGCACCCATTCATCACCCCGGCGCTTCCCTGCAGGCAGCCAGGTTGCAACCAGTTGCGGGAACTGAGACAGGGCAACGGAATTGATCTGGTCGAATGGTATCATGCCTGCACCAGTCCCAGCGTCGCCAACGCTTCATCAACTGAACGGGCGACGCCTGCAGTTGCACCATGACGGCGCACCACTTCGATGAACCGGGCCTGTTCCATGGTCGCACGTCCACGCGGTCCTTTCACCTCGATAGCCACAAGCTGCGCCACCGTCTGCCCGACCATATCAGGCGTGATTTCACGCGACCGGTAGCCCAGAAGATCAGATGACCCCGGACACCAACCGAATGTAACGCGACGCGGATGTTCCAGCAGGAGGCGACTGCCTTCATGGCGGATGGTACGCCCAACCCAGCCTTCACCAACCGAATTACGGAACAGACGTACCCCATGGAGAGAGCCAACGCGGAGCATGATCTCCGCCTGTATCTGGGCTTCGTTCATGCCTGCGCTCCTGCACGTTCAGCGCGCATTTTCATCTGGTGGAAAACCCATCCCCGCTTGTAATTGCGGGCTTTGGCGATTTCTTTCAGGTCATCTTCGGTCCGGGCTTCCCTGAGAACCTGCTTGTATGGCTGCTGGCGCAGGTAATTCAGACGGGCCTGCGCGGCCTCATCGAGTTCGACCAGTTCACCATCCGCAACTTCCATGCGTCGGTCATCTTCTTCAGGCTTGTCCTGCTTCCGCGCCTCTCCACACTCCTGGCATTTGCGTGCTGTTGCAGCATTGACGGAAAAGCAGTGCTCGCACCGCCAGGTCGCGATAGCCGATCCGTCCCGTTCTTTCTTGGTCCGGCCTTCGAGGGACCAGTTATGCAGGCTATCCGGCAGGCCATGCTTGAACGTGTTTCCCGCATGATCAAGAACGATCAGATGCGTCTTGCCCGGCATTGGACGTAAACCGCGGCCAACCTGCTGGACATGCAGCCCAAGGGATTTTGTCGGACGCAGCAGGATCACCGCCCCTACGCACGGGACATCCAGACCCTCGGAAACAAGGTCGCAGGTAGTCAGAACCTGCACGGATCCGTCAGCCAGACCATTTATCGCAGCATCGCGCTCTTCGCCGGGCATCGCTCCATACGCAGCCCTGGCGCGCCAGCCCGCGTTCTGGAATGCCTCTGCATACATCTGGGCATCCTGCACGCAGGCGCAGAAAGCAATAGCAGGCAGCCCGGCCGCATATTTTGCGTAATGCGCCACTACGTCCCCGGTCAGTTTAGGCTCTGACATGATTGAGGACAGTGCCGTGGTGTCATAATCACCACCGCGCGTCTTAATGCCGGACAGATCAGGCGCATCAGTCGGCGCGAACACCCGGCTAGGCGTGAGAAATCCGTTTCCGATCAGGTCGCCGATCAGCGGACCCATGACCAGTGTGTCAAACACGCCGCCAGCGGATACGCCCAGACCTTTTCCGTCCATACGTTCAGGCGTAGCCGTTACTCCAAGGATCTTTGCCCAAGGCTGTGCCGCGATGACCTTGGCCCAGGTGCCCGCCACGGCATGGTGCGCTTCGTCCATAATGATCAGATCGAAGCGCGGCAGCGTCTCCAGCCTGCGGGCCAGTGTCTGCACCGACGCAACCTGCACCAGATCGCCTGTGGGATCAGCCCATGGCGCGATGATGCCGTGGGATACGCCAGCATCGCGCAGCTTACGACTTGCTTGCCGAATAAGCTCCTTGCGATGCGCAATAATGAGCACCCGGGAGCCGCGCGCCTTGGCACTTGACGCGATGTGACTGAACATCACCGTCTTGCCTGCTCCGGTAGGCGCCACAAGCAGCGGGGCACGGTGCCCCTGCCGGAATGCGTCGCGGACACCCTCTACTGCGTCCTGCTGGTACGGGCGTAGGGTTACTGCTGTCATTTGCGCAGTTCCTCCTGTGCAGCCTTCAGGGCACGGTTCATCTTGTTGGCCCATGTGTCCCAATCGAACCACGAAATGTGCAGGCACAGGACGTGACACGAGGGAGGCGGACCATCTTCACGCTTCAGCCAGACGAAGCGTCGGAACCTGATTTTGATCCAGGGCATTCTTCTTCCCTTGCCTTGCGGCGTTCTTCGACAAGCTGCATGACCTCGCGTTCGATTTCGTCGCAGGAGGCCATAAGCTCGATCAGTTGCGGAACGCCCGGCGCGCATTGGCCGGACAACCAGTTTTCCGCCGCGCGAGGTGTGCTCGAAGCCATGTCGGCGAGCTTCTGCGCGGCAAATCGAAATGGTGCAAAATGGCTACGGATTACTTTCAGCAGCCGTGGGCGAGGATCAAACGAGGCAGTTGCGCCGCTCATTCCCCTAACCTTTCGGAATTTTCCCCAAGAGTTCGGCATTCAGATTCTCCATGTTCCCTCTTGCGACGGACGGAACTGGAGAAACTGCACTTGGAGGAACATGAACGAAGAAATGTTGATGGAGCACGCGAGGGAGACCGAACCCCCTTCCTCGCGTGGATGCTCGTAAACGATGCCCGCACCTGGGCTGTGCTACACCCGAATGCTACCATCGAGGTCCGGCAGCATCTAGCGGCCATGATAGCCACGGAACTGGCGGGGCGGTGACGCATCAGAACGGTATTTCGTCGTCCAGATCATTACCGGACGGCGCGTCCCACCCGCCTGAACGCTGCTGGGCGGCCTGCTGGCGCGGCTGGGACTGCTGAGAGGATGAGCAGCCTTCCCCGGCTGGCTCACCACACAGAACCAGATCACCGCCAAACTTCTGGATCACGACTTCGGTCGTATATCGGTCCTGGCTGTGCCGGTCGGTCCACTTTCTGGTCTGGTTCTGGCCGATGACCTGCACTTTAGACCCCTTGCGAACAAACCGTTCGATCACGCTGGTCAGTCCTTCATTCCAGCAGACCACGCGATGCCATTCAGTCTTTTCGCGCTTTTCGCCGGACTGCCTGTCTTTCCATGTTTCAGACGTGGCGAGCGTGAAGCTGGCGACCTTCTGTGCGCCTTGTGTGGTCCGTATTTCAGGGTCCTTACCCACATTGCCAAGGATGATCGTCTGGGAGAAATGACCGGCCATCACCGCACCCCCAAAGCCTGCCGACTGACCACGCGCTCGCCAATCCCGCGAACGCTGACGGTCACGCCGTATCCGACATACGCCCCGCTTGGCGCGGCATCGCCGTCCACACGGACCCGCCCGCAGCGGATCAGGGCGCAGGCTTCGTCGGTCGTGGTCGCAAGGCCGAGGCGGCGCATTGTGCTTGAGAGGGGGAAGGTTTTGCTCATGAGCGGTCCTCCCTGTCACGGGTGCCATGCATGCGACGGCATAGGTCGCACGAGCAGCGGGATATTACAGTTTCAGCGCCGGAGAGAGTCGCACCCCTCTCCGGCTTTTCTCCACCCTGTGCAGAGGATGAAGCTTTATGAGTATGGAAACAATGAGCCGAGAAGGTCTGATCTGGCATATTGCCAAAGTCATTGCCGCCAATGAAGGAAAAGAAACGTCTTACAATACTATTGATGCAGACCGGGCATACATCATTGATGTGATCTCGGCCGCCCGCATGGCTGTCGACGGCACTGGCAACCCCATTTCCATGAGCGTTGTCCCCGACGACACGAAGCTGTAGGGCGCCCGTCAGATAGGCTTCAATGATGGCAGCCGCCTTCACAAGATCAGTGCTGGTGGCTGCCTGTGCGCCGCCGCGCACTTCAGTCCAGCGGAGTGCAAGGTCAATGGCTTCACGTCGATTGTTCTGTGTGTTCATCGCACCCCCTCCCCTTCAGGCCGCACGACCGTCACGCCTCGGAATAGGTCCGGGCGCAGTTCTTCGCGGGGGATGCCGGTGGCGGCTTCGATTGTAATGAGATGCTTGTCAGGAATACGCTCCCATCCCAGCACTGTCGCATGGGACCGAAGGCCAGCGGCGCGGGCGACTTTTGCAGCGCCGCCTACCCGCTTCATGAGTTCTGCTGGTGTCATGCCGGAATGTTAGTATTTCCGACTTTAGCACGCAACAGAAAAGTCGGTAGTTCCGACACAGGGGTTAGAAATATCAACCATACTGCTTCCCATGAGCCTTGAGACAGACATGGGCGCCCGTCTTTCCGGCCTGCGGTTGCAGAAGGGAAAGAAAGAAGGGCGACGGATTACCCAGCAAGAGGCGGCTGATGCTGTAGGCATTGGACGCAGTACGCTTGCGTCATACGAAAAGGCTCACGATAAGCCGGGACGCGAGACTATGATTGCGTTAGCGCAGTACTATGGTGTCCCCGTCGATTATATAGCTGGCGCGGCGCCGGTTAATTCGGACCTGTCGCCGCAATCGGTCGAAGATCCCGACGAATTGGCCCTCCTTGGCCTCTGGCGCGCCCTCAATCACGATGAGCGCAAATTGCTTCTCACTCTTTTTGAGAAGGCTATTCGCTCGGATGCAGCCTGACCAATCCCCAAGCGCCCGCAGGTCTTTCGCCGCGTTCCCGTTCATTGTTTCCCTTTCGTTCTCATGGAACGATAGCAGAACAGACCGGGCGGTTGATATACGTAATTTGGATATTGCTTATAATGAAATCTGCGATTGGAACCTCGGATGACTGATTTTGAACAACGATCAGATTTGCGAGTGGTCGCGGCAAAAACCGCTTTAGGGGTCGCAATGGTTAGCGATGCCATCGCACAGATAGCCCGTGGAGAGCGAAACGCACTTCTCCCGGCCGATTTAAAAAAAATTCAAGAAGATATGAATAAGACTGCACAGCAAATGATCGACTTATGCGGGCAGCTTTTAAAAGAGATAGATGCCGATGAGCACTGAAGAAGCCCTACGCGAGCAGTTCCGGTCTTTCTCTGCCAAACTAGATGCTGAAAAGCAGGAAATTCGTCATCTTGAAAATGGCTCAGGGGGCAACGATAATGGAGGTATGGATCGGCGCATAACCAATCTTGAAAGCGACATGAAGGCCGTCAAGGAAACATTGACAGGCATTCAGGTTACGCTTGCCGAAATTAAAGCGTCCATCGCGACTAAGGATGATATATCCAAGCTGGATATTCGACTCAATACCATTGAGCACACTATGGCGACGTCAGAGTCCTTGGCGGCATCCAATACACGCCTTGCTGTGCTTGACGAGCGAACAACCAAACTATTAACAACACGATCCGCCGGAGTGATGATGGCTCTTGCGATTGGTGCTATTACCTTGGTCACTAGATGGCATGATATTCTAAGTAGCTTTCATAGATAGAGTGCGTCCCCTCCCCCGCTCCGGCGGGGTTTTTCATGCCTGCACCACAGCCACCTGCCCCACTTCGTCCACCGTCTCGGTCCGTGGCGCGCCATCCTCCCCCACATAGAACCGGAACACGCTGGCGCCTATATCGTCGGTCAATCCTGATTTGACCTTATAGAGCCGCATCAGGGCATCTTGGCGCGACCGGCAGTGCACAAGCCCTGTCGGCCATGGATATTGTGCGCCTGGCTTCCCTTCCAGCTTGTAGGATTGGAACACGTAGGTCTCGGTCTGGGGTGCGGGCATGGCGAATCCTTCCAATTATGTTCATATTATGTTCTTTGAGATTCGCGAAGGCGATTTTCGCATGGGTGATATTTTGTCGGGGCTTCTAACTTTTCCTCTTGCATAATTTGTCGGATTATCCGACATTGTTCCCATCACCAACACGGAGATGGGCAGTGAACAATTCCACGGTTGAGCAGACGGATGCTCCCGAAAACAACAAATACGAACTCCTGACTACAGATACCGTGAAGTCGTGGGATGGCCGGACGCTCTATCGTATCCGCGCCCTCGTCGCGATTACGGTAATCGGTGTCGCGGCTGGCGATCTTGGTGGTTACGTCGAAGCTGAGGCGAACCTGCAGGTCTACGGCGACGCGTGGGTCTCCGGCGACGCGCAGGTCTCCGGCAACGCGCGGGTCTCCGGCAACGCGCGGGTCTCCGGCGACGCGCAGGTCTTCGGCGACGCGTGGGTCTTCGGCAACGCGCAGGTCTCCGGCAACGCGTGGGTCTCCGGCAACGCGCGGGTCTTCGGCAACGCGCAGGTCTACGGCGACGCGTGGGTCTCCGGCAACGCGCGGGTCTACGGCAACGCGTGGGTCTCCGGCGACGCGCAGGTCTCTCTCGATATTCACTTTGGCTGGATCAGCCACGTTGGGTCTGAGGACGGAACTCTGACTTGGTATCGCTCCAAGGATGGGGTTCAGGTCAATCGGGGATGTTTTTATGGGACGCTGGAGGCGTTCAATGCTGCCGTTGAGGAAACGCACGGCGACAACCAGACAGCCAAAGAATATCGCTGCCTGATCGACTTCATCAAACTGCGCTCGTCCTCGTGGATCAATGAAGAAACGGATCAGGAGGCGGCCTGATGCCTCCCCTCCCCGACAACCACCTAACCCGCTTCCTCGGCATGGCCCTGCTCGGCGCCATGCTTCTGGGTGTCATGTTCTGGGCCTTCACCATCATTGCAATGCCCTGACACGCCCAGGCCACCGGGATTGCGGTCCCGGCAGTCTGGCCGAGTTGGCCGAGTATTTTCCAAGTAATGAGAGGAATTGATTATGTGCAGTAATCTTCCTGACGGTTGTTCGATGAATGACATCGATCGTCGGTTTCAGACGCAGAGCATAGCGATTGTGCGTAAGGCGCAGCGTGCTGAGAAGCTGAAGAAGGATCTCGAGAACTGCTTGCATGAAGCAAAGCAGGTGTTCTTCGGCGAAGTATCCGACACGGTCGGTTTCCTGCCAGATTGCATCGAGGAAGTGACGGCGGAAATCGAGCGTCTGGACAAGGACCAGTGTGATCTCGAGGACGAATGGCGTGCAGCCAACGCGCCTCAGTTGGAGGCAGCCGAATGACCTTCCCCCTGACATCCCACCAGTACGCCCGCGTCCGGGTCAACCGGCGGCCTGTGCCTGCCCATTTGGGGAGGCGGGGGCTGTGACATATCCCGGTGAAAAAGCTTTCGAGGTCTTCGAGAAGAAATACGGAGCAGATGCTGGAACCGAAGTTATGGAGCGCATCGCGGATGCGATGTGGGACCAGAAGGGAAATGATCGTCTAATCATCAGCAATATCCATACCATCAATGCATGCAATCACGTTGTAGATGGAGATATTGAGCATGCAGGCGAGTGGTTTTCATTTTCCATTGAAAGCGGAGATCGAAACGGGACGGTAATTCATGGCTGGGGGCCTTTGGACGAAGTGTCTCCATATAAGCCGGAACCACCTGTCATCTATGAAATGGTTCCTCGCGATAGAGACCTAGAGTTGCGCAATCCTAGCATGTTCAGGGTCTATCTTCATTGGCGCGATGCGGATTGGTTTAAGGAAATGTGCCGTTCCTACAACTATGATCGATATGCTCAGCCGGGCGGAAAGATCGAAGGATATTACCGTGACAAGGCGGCAAAGCGCGGCCTTGCGTGGACAACCCGCGAAGATGCCAAGGAACGAATTGACGCATTCAGGAGCATCTCGGCATGAAAACCCTCACCACCCGACAGCTTGAGGCAGCGCGCCGGAACCTGCGCATGATGGACCCTTGCACCGACTGGCAGCGCATCACGGGACGCGACGATCTGGAAATCCCCGCGTGGCCGTTCCCTGATTACGAAAAGATCTACTTTCCGCCATCATATGGAGTTCCCTAGTATGTCTGAAACGCTTGAGCGCAAAGCAACCACAGTATCCGTCAAGCAGGATCAGGCGGTGGCGACAAGGCAGGAACAGGACCCAGCCGTATCCAATAGCATCCTGAACGTCATCGCGCGCGCGGCCGCTGACCCGTCCGTTGACGTGGACAAGATGCACGAACTGCTTAAACTGCAGGACAGCATCATGAAGCGGCAGGCAGAGGCCGAGTTCAACCAGGCTATGGCCGACGCCACTGGGGAAATCCAGCGCGTTGCAAAGATGGGCAAGGTCGATACCGGCAAGGGGAAATACAGCTTTGCCCGATGGGAAGATATGGATCGGATGCTCCGTCCGGTCATGCAGAAGTTCGGCTTTTCCCTGTCGTTTGACGCGCAGGAGCGTCAGGGCGGCCTGACCATAACCGGAACCGTCAGGCATCGCAGTGGGCACAGCCAGACGGCATCCATGCCGCTTCCGATCGATAACGGCCCTGGCCGCAATGCCCTGCAGGCAATGGGATCAACGCTTTCCTACGGTAAGCGGTATTGCGCGGAGATGCTGTTCAACATCGTGCGTGAAAATGCCGATGACGATGGTGTGCAGGGATTTGTCCGCACTGTGGATGCAGCGCAGGCAAAAGCTATTCAGGATATGGTTTTTGAAATTGGCATGCCCTTGACGGATGTTCTCAAGCATTTTGGTGCCAATTCGATCCAGGAACTTCCGGCCAATCAGTTCGCCCGGATTGTGAACTCCCTGAACAAGCGCCGCCAGACGGGAGCGCAGGCGAAATGAAGATCCATACCATGGAACAGGGTAGCGAGGCGTGGCTTCAGGCGCGCCTCGGCCTTCCTACAGCATCCGAGTTCGACAAGATCGTAAGCAACACGGGAAAGCTTTCTACGCAGTCCCGCAAGTATGCCATCCGGCTTGTCGGAGAAATCATTCTCCAGCGCCCCCTCGGTGCTGACCTGTCAAACAACTACGATGTGCAGCGCGGGAATGAACTTGAGCCGGTCGCAGCTGACCTTTACGCGTTTGAGACCGGACGTGTCCTGCAGAAGGTTGGCTTTGTGACGCTTGACAGCGGTATTGCCGGGGCAAGTCCTGACCGAATGGTGGGTGATGACGGGCTTCTCGAAATCAAGTGCCCGAAGGTGGAGACCCACATAGAATACGAGTTCGACGGCTTTGGGCACAAGTATAATACCCAGACGCAAGGCCAGATGATGGTCTGTGAGCGTGAATGGACGGATAAGTATTCCTACTGCGAGGAAATGCCATCCTATGTGGAGCGGGTATTCCGTGACGAACCGTTCATCAAGAACTTGGAACAGGCCCTCAAAGACTTCCACGACATGAAGTTGGAACTGCTGGAACGGGCACGGCAGCGCGGGATGATGCAGCAGGTAGGAGGTGCAGCATGACCCCCACCAGCGACGCCGCCGAACCCGACTACCTCGCCACGCGGCTTACGTGGATGCAGCAGGTCGAACTGCACATGAGGGCGCATAACTCCGCGCCCTGCAATTCCCGGCAGAAACGTCGCCTGTGTATTGCCCGCGATAACGGCGTCGAACCGTGGGAAGCTTTCACCCAGATCATAGGAACCGACCATGTGCAGTTCTGAAAACGAACTGATCCACGATGCGCGGCAGGTTCATTTGGAAGAATTGATCATGAAGAACGAAGAACAGTTTGTTATGGTGCGGTTGCCGCTGTCAGATGAACAGCATGATACGTTCTACCGCCTCACTCGTCGGGACAGCGCCGAAGCAGCACTCATCGCCATCAGCGCCCCCATCCCGCCGTGCGCGGACGTGGAGACGGTCGGATGGGGCCGGGAAACATCCTTTGTCGATATCAAGGCTCCCGGATGCCATGCGGTTTCAATCCACAAGGAATGGGACGGCGGAATCCCCCTCGTCCGCCGCACCGACATGGAAGCGCAGGTTGCGAAGGTGGCGGCGGAGAAGGATGCAGAGATTGCGCGGCTTAGCGCGGTCCTTCTCGAAATTGTGCGCGCTGAACCTAGCATCTACGATGGCCGCTATCTTCGAGAAATCGCCCGGACGGCTCTCAACGAAGGATCGGTCGTAGGGGAGAAGGCATGATGGGAATGCCCGTAGCATGGCAGGCCGGTTACGACTGGGCCTACGATAAAGGTGAATTTTCAGGAATGGACTGCGGAGACGCCATAGAAGCGCATGGTTGGGATTTTACCAGCAAAGAACACGATCAGTTCTGCGATGGCGCAAAGGCGGCGCAGAACGAGCAGCTTGAGGCGTTTGGAGAATGACCAAAACAAAACTTGAAATCATCGGCCCCTACACCCCGGAGCATGAGGGGCCGTTTTGCACGCGGGATGGGCTACCTGCTCGCATCATCAGCCGGACTGGTGGCAGTACGAAATACCCCGTTGTCGCAATCATAGATGGTTGTGATTTGGCCGGAAGCTTTGAAGCTGACGGTTCTGTTTTTTCAGCTGCTGGGCCGAAACCAGACGACCTCATGAACGCCCGCGAAGTCCCTGTGGCGCGGGAGTTTTGGGTTAATGAGTATTATGGCGGTGGACGATCGGTTTACCTGTCAGAAGAAGAAGCAGAGAAATGCAGAGTGCGTTTCCAGCGCACAATCCACGTCCGCGAAGTCCTGCCGGGGGATGGGGAATGATTTCCAAAGAAGAAACAATGAAAATCGTCCGCAATCCTGAATGCAAATTGCATAAGGCTATGACGATTATCTCTAACTGTCATGGGCGCATTGATAATGACAGTCGTAACCGCAGGCCAGAAGGGCCTGTAATGTGGCGCGGATGGCAGATTGAAGCGGCAAAAGAAATTCTTGCGCTTTACGGGGTTGAGGTATGACCAAACCATGGCACGGCCTGCCAGATCAGCCGGAGCGGAAAGGCTGGCATATCATCCTCGACAATACCGGCGACCGTCACGAGTTCTGGTGGGAAGGTCCGAACTACCAATACTGGACCACATGTGAAGGCGGCGATCTGATCTGGTCCATTGAGGAAATGGCAGCAGAATATCGTTATGCCGGTGCCGTCTATTCGTCATCCGAACTCGCGCAGATGCTTAGTGACCAGCGTGAAAAAGACGCTCAGGTGGCTGAAAGATACGCAAGTCAATTCGCGCAACCGTTCCCTACGTTAGGTTCTGATTGCCGAAATATCGCTGCTGGTATCCGTGCCAATCCATTGGCCATCCGCGCCCTAACCGACGATGAAGGGAAGAAGTCGTGAGAAGCCGGGAAGAACAGATTGCTGATCTCACCAACCTATTTGGCGAGGAAGGCACATTTTCATTCGTGGATGACCGGGACGCCGCGACCAAGCATATCATCGTAGCCGAGCGCCGGGCAGAACAGCGCGTGCGGGAAGCGATTGCGCGGGATAGTGAGCGATTGGATTGGTTGGCAGAATGCTGCATTCATGCGTATGCGCCGAAACAATATCAGAGAGGCGTTGGCTGCGGTGTTTGTCTCGTGAGTCATGTACCCGAAATAGATCGTAATTTACGCGCCGCCATCGACGCAGCACGGGAGGCGCAGGGATGACCATCACAGCCACATCCATCCTTGCCAGCATCAGCAATGCCGGGAAGCGCATTGACACGCTCCTGCTACGATATCCTCGGTTTATTCATGCTGAGTTCATGACGCATCGTCAGTTCAGCCGCAACGCCAGCAGCAGCCGGGCCATCCCGGTTGAGCGATTGATTGCGGACGTTGAACGCGATCCAGCCGCGCCGGTGTTCTGGGGTAAGAACCAGAAAGGGATGCAGGCACGTGAGGAAATGTCAATCCATGACAGGTCAGCGACCGAAATGCTTTGGCATGACGGCGCGCGGTATGCCGTCGAAACTGCACGCCTCATGTCTGGGCATGCCGCTCACAAACAGATCGTCAACCGTGTCCTTGAGCCATTCTCTCATATCAACGTGGTGGTGACGGCAACGGAATGGGATAACTTCTTCGCTCTACGCGACCGTGAGGACGCCCAGCCGGAAATCCGCGCGCTGGCTCAGGCGATGAAAGCGGCTATTTCGGCAGCGGATACGCAGCACCTCTATAGCGACCAATGGCATCTCCCGTTCGTGTCGCCAGAGGAAATCCGCGAGCATCAGGGCCTCACAGACCCGACTGGCAACCTGCGTATCGTGTCGGCTGCCCGGTGTGCGCGCACGTCCTACCTGACGCATGATGGGCGACCTTCCTCACTGGCTGAGGATTTGGCTCTAGGTGAACGCCTGACGCGCTCCCGTCCGTTCCATGCCAGTCCTTTCGAGCATTCTGCGTCACCCTATGTTCCCGGTTTCCATGACGAAACCGACCAACGCAATTTCCGGGGCTGGGTCCAGAACCGCGCCCTGATGGAGAAATACCAGTGACTGAACAGACGCACACTCCCTATCAGCGAGGGCGCCGGGCGGCTGAGCGTGGCGCTCCGAGGGAAGTGCCGAAGGATATAGATTTTGGCCAATACCGTAGACCATGGCTTGCGGGTTTCGACAGCATTCGCGGTACGCAGCGCACAGAAATCGCCGACGATACACGCGGCGAACACTACCGGACCGGCCAATTTCAGGCATGGGATGTGACGCGCTACCTGTCCGGCGATATGGCCCAGGCATGGCAGTATGTCTATCGGTGCGGGCGTAAGGGGTCGGATCAGGATGCCATTACGGATCTACGAAAGGCCGTCGATTTTCTGGAAGACTGGTGCGCGAATGATGTTCCGATAAGGGAAGTTGATCCCGATGTGAGGCATCGCGTGAACTGCCTGCTATGCGACCACCAAGCAGTAGACGGTTGGAAGGTGCCGATATTGGACCGGATTTTCATGGCAGACACGTATGTAGGTCAGAATATGGCGGGAGACCGCTTCCATGGACAGTCCCTCGTAATGGCGGCGGTCATTCCTGCCATTACTGCTGAAATCGCGCGGCGGGAGGCATCATGAACATCTCCACATGCTTCGGCTTCTTCTACAAGGGGTGCCGGGTGGAGTGCACCCGGAAAGAAGCCCGTATCATTCTGGACGGGAAGGTCGTGGGGATATCCAAGGGTGCCACGCGGTCCGCTATCGAACAGGACATAGAGAGGGTGATTGCCGGGGAGGAATTGGCATGACCCACAAAATCCGCATAGCAGGCGACCTGACCGAAACCGTGGAGCTGATCGCCCAGAACCGATACCGCGTTTTTCTGCGGCGCAATGGAGAAATCGTGGCGATGAATGCCGCAGCCTGGCAGAGGATTGTGGATAGCGGGCGCGTAGTGGAGGTTCAGAATGGGTGAAGCATTGGAACGCTGGCTTAGCCGAGAGGGGCTGGCCCGACGCATAGATGTGAAGCCCCACAATGTGGCCCGGATGGTTAAGCAGGGGAAATTGCCACGCCCCAGCTATCACCTTGGCGAGCGCAGCCCGCGATGGGACAGACACGCAGTTGATGCCCTCATGATGAAAAGTCAGGGCATTGAGATCAAACGGGACATGGACGAGATATTAGAGCGGCATTGTGAAGAAAAAATCAGACAGCACGCGGCGCTTCAAGGTCGTAAAAAAGCGGCTGGCAGACGGGTCAATTAAGGAATACCGCTATCCTGTTAAATCTGCTGGCGAGGACACCTCTCGGCTGCCCGCACAGGGATCTGTAGAAAGCGTCATCCGGTCATATCGGCAAAGCATTGAATTTAGACAAACCCGACCGGCAACGCAGAGGATCAAACAATACTATCTTTGCGAGCTTGATATTTTTAGGGATATGCCGATCCAAGATATCAAGAGGCGGAATATACTGGCGATCAGAGACATGATTGCCTCATGTCGGGGGCATGGCGCTTCTAATGGTTTTCTTTCAATAGTTCGGTCATTCTTTGGGTGGGCAGTCACCCGAGATTGGATTGAAGTAAACCCAGCCTCGGGGATTAAGATGCTCCCCTCCAAGCCGCTGCCTACATGGACACCGGAAATCGTCCAGCAGGCAATGGGGAGCTTAAATCATGCACTGCAAAGAGCGATTATTATGGCTCTGTTCACTGGACAGAGGCGCAGCGATCTTTGCCGGATGAAGTGGTCCGATATATCAGGGAACTTTATCCATGTGATCCAAGGAAAAACCGGAACCGCGCTAAAGATTCCCATCCACCCTAAACTTGCAATCTATCTGGATCAATGGAGGCACTCCGGAGAATTTATTCTGACCAACACCAATGGCGATCCATGGAAGCCTAACAGCATCACATCCTCATTAAGCGAGGCGTCTTTATCCGGGAGAATACCACCGGGCTTCAATATCCATGGCCTGCGCAAAATGTCAGCAACGCTTTTGGCTGAAGCCGGATGCACGACCCACGAAATTGCCGCCATAACAGGGCACAAGACGCTTGCGATGGTCCAGCATTATACATTGGCCGTCAGTCAGGAGAAGTTGGCAAAGGATGCGATCGCACGCATAGATACCAGTTTCTTAAACCAGAAAGAAACTAAGCCATAA